CGCATCGAGATACGAAATCTTTTCTTCCTGCATCCCAAGTTTCAAATTAGTCTCAATCATCAAATCATCTGCCTCTATATAGGCTTCCACTTCATTCTTCAATAATTTCTTATAGAACTGAGTACGACCAAGCTCTACTAATTCATCATTATCCAGTTCCCCCAGATAATATTCCATTAAAGTCTTTCGAACCTTTTTTGATTCCGCTCTGAGTTTGTATAGGGCGACACGCTCACCCATAAAGATTTTGATATATTTATTGTGGACTACAGGAATCTTAGTGCTTTCTCGACCAAGTTCTGTTTCATCAATCTTACAGTCTTTATCCCACTCTTTAACAATACTTTCAATATTCAAATAACATCTCCAAAAAATAATATACTATGACAAAGTCTTTAATTCATACTTCCTATATGCGAATGATACAGTTGCTTTTAGATACTCAACATCAGTGTTTTCGATATCAAATTCTAATGATGATAAACTTGCTGGATACATATCAACAAAAGATATCTCAACGTTCGGCTTATAGTTGCCAGTCATGACCATAAGAGAACCGTCAGTATATACATCGCTGACCGTTGATTGAGTTCTTCTCCCTATAGCGCCACGCTGTTCAAAATTATCAGGATAACCAAGAGCAACTAGCCAGTTGTAGATTTCTTGAAAGTTCTTCATGTCTTCATCAACACGAAAGGTCAAATCTAAACGACCAAACGTCAACTTATCCCCAGGAATGGGTAATTTGATAAATGGGTTATCGACTGAAGATGTTTCTCCTAGAGAGATATCAGGGATAGTGGCTGCTGTGCAGAAATAGTTTACATGCGGTAAACGCTTACACGAAAACCTAAACCCAATCGGGGAAAGGAAACTTTTATTGTCAGGTTCTATTGCCATTTATATATCCTATTAGAAGGCATCCTTGCCAAGTTAAATCCTATGCTCTTTTACTTATTTATTCGCTCTTGCCAGTAGCCTTACTGCTAACATCCTTTACGACACCAGAAACAGTGTCAAGGGTGCCAGTAGTAATCCCCGTCACGTCATCTACAACGCCATTCACGATCATTTTACTTCCTTCGTAAACGCCATCAATTGATGAACATGCGGTTAAACTGAAAAGAATGAACAATACACTTAAAATTCGCATATCAATTCCTCTTATTTAAACCTAGATTTAAAAAAGTCATGGCCAATACATTTACCATTATGGCACGTAACGCACCGCCATAAAGTCGATTGACATTTAACTCGGTTAACATTATTATCAACCGTTCTATTTATAAGCATAAAAAAAGGGGTAGCCGAAGCCACCCCTTAAAACGCCTGTTAAAACAGATCTTGTTTTTATTCTTACATAAGGTTCGCAACAGTAACTGTACGATAGTAAGAGTTCTTACCATTGGCGTTAGAACTAATTGCGCCAGTACCAGCAGAGGTAGCAAACGGATTAGCAACCATACCATAGCGAGTCTTAAAGCCGATTTTCGGTTGGAAAGTATTCTCACCAACAGCACGTACCATTTGTAACGGCACATATGGGCAGTAGAACAAGCCAGCATCAAAGGCAGAAGAACCTTTGTAGCCAAGAGTGTAGTAGTTAGTAGTTGCATATGGGTCAATGTAGACCTTAATGCGACCGTTCAGTACACCAGCAAAGGTGTTACCAGAGTCATCTACTTGAAGGTTATTGCTAAGAGCAGGAGTGTAATCAAGAACACCAGCCATCTGAAGAGCAGAAGCAACGTCAGAAGAAGTGATCATTACATTACCTTTACCACGACGAGTGGCTTTAGCAATTGCGTTTGCGTCACGTTCGATTTGGAAGATCAAGCCTTTGAACTTCTCAACAGACCAACGACCGTTAGAGTCAGTGTCTAGATCGAAAGTACCAGCAGAAGTTACATCGGATTGAGCACCAGCAGAAGCAGTTACGTTTACAGTACGGATTACTTCACGGTTGATTTCAGCAAGGATTTCTGAAGACAAGATATTGCTTAGTTCTTGTTCAGCGTCTAGACCATGTACTGATTTCAAGTCTTGAGCAAGTTCCATAGTGTACTCAGCTTTCAGCGCACGGCTTACAGCAGTTACAGAAACTTTATCAATCGAGAATGCCATTTCAGCAAACTCAGGAGCAGATCCGTCGCCCAATGCTTCAGCTTCAGCAGTAGTATGACCTACACCTGGAGCGCCTTGAGAAGTAGTACCAGCAGTTCCAGCAACACCGCCACCAGCACCAGAAGCAGACTCAACGATTTTGCCGTTACCAGCAAACTCAGTATTAGCTTCGCCGAATAGTGCTTCAGTACCGTCTTGAGCAGTGTAACGTGATTTCATCGCGAAGATAAGACCAGTTGGACCAGTCATTGGCTGAACACCAACTACATCATAAGCGATTAGGTTTGGCATAGCACGACGCACTAAGCTGATTAACACTGGGTCGAAAGTATCGATAGCACCAGCAGAAGCAGTAGAGCTTGAAGCGCCCATTGAGTTTACAGGAGCAGCCTCACCCAAAAGTGATGGGCGGAAAGCGCCACCGCTTTGAGATGCTTGCTCAGCTGCATTACGTTCTTGGTTTTCTAGTAAGGTGGCTACTGTTGAACGCTTATGAGCATCAGCGATCGAAGGTAGATCAGCATGCTCTAATACAGGTTGCCACTTCTTTTGAAGTTCGTCAGTTTGATACATTATAGGTTCTCCTTAAATAAGACCTTTTTATTATTACAGTTTATTTATAATATGTTACTTTTTAATGCTTTTCGAAATGGCATTCAAGTATGCATTCATGCTAGGGTCGCTAGCAGGTGTAGCCTCTTCAGACAACTCAAGAGGTTCATCTTCATCGATTACTACTTCTTCATTGATCACTTCTTCCTTAGGGAAATAGCTTTCCTTTAGAGTTTCAAGTTTAGAAGTATAAGAGTCAGCATCGTCAAAGGCAACGCCTTCAGCTAGTGACTGCAACTTAGCAGCTTGAGACTCAGTAATTCCCTCACAAGCAGCAGATAGAATAGCAGATTGCTTAGACTCTACCAACTCCTTACGAAGTTCGATGTTTCTTTCCATTTCTTCATTGATTGAAGATTCAAGCTCGGTCACCTTTCCAGCCAACTCGTCTACCAAGTCAACTTTCTCTTCTGGGATGTCGATATAGTTTTCAGTGAATAAGCCACGAAGCCCAGTCATGAAGTTCTCAACAATCTCAGCACGGATACCTTGCTCAACAGCTAGTTCGTTATCTTTCATCCACTCTTCGGCAACATACTCAAGATAAGAGTCTACTTGCGCAGAAAGTTTCTCAGCGATTTGAACTTTCTCAGCTTCAAGGTCGCTTTCAAAATCAACAGTAACTGTTTCTAGGATTTGGTTTACTTTTGATACTACAGCAGCTTCAAAGATAGTAGTAGCTTTAGTAGTGAATTCCTCAGAAAGTTCTTCACCGCTAAACATTGCTTCAACATCTTCAGCCACAGAAACGTCTTCAGAAGAGATCTGACGAATTTCTTTGATTGACTGAGTTTCTTCAGCAACTTCTTCTTCAGCAGCTTCAAACCCTTCAACTTTCATAGCAGACATAATAGACTCATATGAAGCTGCGAGGTCATCTTTTTTCTTACCCTTAACTGCGTCAAGCATAGCATTGATCATGCCAGACTTAGTCTTGGGTACAGGTGCTTGTTTCGGTGCGGATTTCTTGACAGTAGCGGCAACTTCATCAGCTGCAGCCTCACCATCAACTTCTTTCTCCGCCGAAGCTTCAACGATTTCTTGCTCTTCGGCAAGAGTTTCGTCTAGCTCTTTTAAGTCTTGATCAGACATCGGATATCTCCTGTACAAATTAATTGGTTAACACGTGTATTTATAAAAAATTATAATTTAGAAATAAAATCTTCAAACACTTTAATCTTAGCTTCTTCAAGGTTTTTCTTTGAAGATGTTTTGATTTCATTTCGATAATCGGCTATGGTAGCTTCACGGATGATTCCGTTCTCCCAAACCCACTCTTTACCTTCCATGATACCTTGAACAAATGCATCTGGAGCAGATGGGTCTGCTACAATATCAGCTGCGGTGGCCAAGTAGAAGTCGTTTTGCACTTCAGCTACTCCTTTCCCATTCGGTTTGACTGTACCCATACCACGTGAAGATACACCTAATTGGGCACCCTCATCCATAAGCGACTTAACAATCGCACCGTATGGAGTTTCAGTCATAATCTTAGCACGTCCCATAAAGTTTGAACCATCACGCTTCAAACCTGTAATCATATGAGATACACGCTCTAAATTAATAGTTGGACCTTGCGGGTGACCTAACTCACCATACGCACGGTTCTTTTCTACATATTCTTTATTATATCTAGCGATTTCTTTATCAAGAACTTCTGCGGGATATACTCGACCGTTTCTATTCTTAATATCGCCTTGCAAGAAAACACCTTCGATGAAATATGACTTCTTGCCATTATCATCTTTGGCTTCTGTCAGATAATTGATATCTTCATTTACTTCGCAGATTAATTTCATCTTAGTTTCCTTTTTTAAATTCCTGATCTAGCAACAGGAGTAGCTTTAAAGGTATTTGCACCACGCAGACCCTGTCCAGGCTCTAGGCTTAAAACAATAACTTCATTTGCTACCATAGTAAGAACAGCAAAGTCAGCATTGTCAGCAGCATTTCTAATAGTTACATCGCCAGCAGCGCCAGCAACCAAACGAACTGCTTGATCGTCTTTAACACTAGTTGTCTCAGCATTAAGCGCAACTGTAGCTCCGAGTACTTTCATTATTTGCCTCCAAACGCAACGTCTAATAGTTGGAACATACCCTCAGGCGACTTTTCCAACATTTTTTCAGCCTTTGCTTTATTAGCTGGCTTTAGTTTCTTAAGCATATTTAGC